ATTCTAGTCTGCGTTCGTTTTATTTGTTTGGTTCTGGCCCCGAAGATCAACCCGCGATCTTCAACAAGATTTATCCACACATTGATACGCTGTGTAGCTTTCTCTACTCAGCCGAGACAACTCGCTTTTCCATCAACATCGGTGCGTCTGTCAGCCCGTTAGAGGAGCGTAAGGTTCCGCGTTTGACGGCTGCATTGAATGACGAATGGCTGAACAGCAATGCTGATCAAGTGTTTAGCGAGGCTTTGACTTGGGCGTTATGTTTTAACACTACCTTTGTCAAACTGGTTTACCAGAACGGTATTCAGCCTTACATGATTGAGCCAGGTACGATGGGAGTATTGCGTGAAGATACGCCCTACACTGACCGGCAACAGGCTATTGTCCAGACGTATTACATCACCAAGACCGAGTTGTACAACCGTTTGTATAGCCATCCAAGACGCGATGAGATTGTTAAACGTGTGACTACAGCTTACAACACCCGTACAGAGGATATACCAGAGGGTATTGACCGCATTATCATGAGTCAAACCAATCCTACGCTGTATGGTACGGTTAATTTAGATTTGTATGGCCAGAACCGTTACAAAGCACGGGTAGCGGAAGATACGGTCAAGATGTATGAGTTGTGGGCATGGAATGATGAGATCAAAGATTACCAATGCGTCACCATTGCTGACCCTGACATTATTATTTATGACCGGCCTGGTGAGAGTTTATTCCTCAAAGGTGAGTTGCCGTTCATCCAAATATGCCCTAATCCGCAGTATGACTATTACTGGGGGCAGTCTGAAGTACAGAAATTGGTCTTTTTGCAGCAGCTACGCAATGGCCGCATGACGGAAATACTGGATTTACTGAGCAAACAGGTCAATCCACCCACTTTCTTGACCGGTTTTACGGGCATTTTAGACGAGAAAAACTTTGCATTAAACCGTCCAGGTACGGTAATGAGCAGTGATATGCCTAATGCAAAGGCTGATCGCCTTGCTCCACAGATGCCGTCTGACCTATTTGAAGTCTTGCATGAGTGTGATGCCATGTTTGCAGAGGTATCAGGCATTAGTTCTGTGCTGTCTGGACGCGGTGAACAGGGGGTTAGAAGTGCTGGACACGCCTCTCAATTGGCTAGATTGGGCAGTTCTAGGGCAAAAAAGCGTGCTTTGATTGTAGAAGACGCGCTAGAAAAGGTTGCAACACTGTATTTGAAGCTGATGCAAGCCTATGACCCCACACATTATCGTGATGAATACGATATGCCGTTTATTGCCGAGCAATTTACAAAAGACTATCACGTTAAAGTAGATGCACACAGTAACAGCCCGATATTCATGGAAGACAGTCGAACATTGGCGTTTAACCTGTTGAAAGCACAGGCAATTGACAAAGAATCATTACTTGACTTATTAGAACCACCGATGAAACAATTGCTCAAGGAAAGATTAGCCAAGAGAGAAGCTGCTCAGGCTAATCAACCGCAATCCGCTCCACAGATTAAGGAGAAGAAAGGTGGCCAAGCAAGCAAACCTAACCCCGAAGGCTGATCAGCCCAAGGTGTCTACGGAAAGTTTAGCGCGTGGCAATGCACCGGCCGGATTGCAGTACAAGGTTACAGGTATTCGCAGTCCAGCGCGTAGTGCCACAACACGTAGCACCAGAGATTATAGTAGGGGATAACCGTCAATCTAGGAGGTGATTCAGATGTACAAGACTCACAAGCGCGGTCGTAAGACTAAACGGTAATTCCCGTAAGGGATGCGGGGTATGGCTGACTTCCCCTTATAAGTTGGCCGCTGCTAATTGGAGACTCCATCATGGCACGCATGAAACGTAAAGGCCGCAAGGCACGCAAGTAATTCCATCGGGGGGCAGGAATTAAAAATTGCCTCCCACCTAATTCAATGAGGTTGACATGAGTGTTCCACCAGATCAGTTAATGAGTTTGATGGGTAAAGGCAAAGGTACTGATGCACCTGTACCCATGCCGTCAGTTGGCAGTGCGCCTCAGATGAGCGATGCTTCAACCGCTCCGATGGCCGCACCCATGTCTACACCCGAACCCAAACTTGGTAATCGTGAAGGTGCGTTAGTCAACCTTGGTATGGCACTTGATCTGATTGAGCAATCGCTCCCAGCTTTAGGTAGCGAATCAGAGGAAGGGCAGAAAGCATTACAAGCTATGAAGGTTTTGTCTGCGGTATTAGGCGCACGTAAGGGCAAAACAAACGAGTTGCAGCAATCTGAGATTCTTCAGATGCTTCAATCCCTACCGCAAGCGGGTGGCGGTACGCCAGAAAGTCGTTCAATTGCATCCGCTCCACCCGTAGCAAATATGCCCCCCATACCTGGTGGTGGCGCACCACAACCCAGCCCAATTTAAGGAGTGATCATGGATTTATTTAAGCCTCGCGGCGCAAGCCAAACTCGTAACCCAGTCACCGATCAACAGCAAAATGGTGTTGTAACTAACACCCCTCGTTTTGCTCACCTCGGCGGTATGGATTCACCCACCAAAATCGGTACTAAGAACAAGATGATGGTTCAAAAGCCCGGTGACGGTAAGAAAGTTATCTAAGTAGGAAGGGGATAGATTATGGCTACATTAGAAGATTTAAGTTACGAAGCTAGGGACGAACTAGCATTATTGATGCGTGAAATGTCGGAAAATCCGGCTACGCGTGCCTCTGTATTGCGTTTGACCAAGCAGTTACGCCCCAATATGCCGATTCCTGAGTTAGAAATCCAGGATCAAACCTCCGCTATTGTTCAACAGTCCAACCAAAAGGTTGAAGCACTGGAAGCAAAACTGCGTGAAAAAGAAGTCATGGCAGAGTTGGAGCAACGCCGTCATAACCTGATCAAGAAAGGTTTGGTGCAAGACGAGACAGATATTCCGAAAGTGGAAGCGTTGATGCTTGAGAAAGGCATGACCAACCACGAAACGGCAGCAGAATACTTTAATTGGATGCAACAAGCAGCGACACCAACACCCTCTGGATACAATCCCAGTGCGTTGTCTAAGTTTGACTTGAGTGCGTTCTACAAGAATCCGCAGCAAGCAGCACGGAACGAGGCAGCAAAAGCCCTTGGAGAATTACGCGGCCCACGCCGTCCAATAGGGTTGTAGTTGTTAGTAGGGGATAAAATTTTTATGGGAGATAAGCCATGCCTATAGGCGGCGGTATTATTCCAGCAACGGGATCGAACCAATACACGGAGCTGACGTACGTAACGCGCCGGGCATTTATCCCCAAGCTGGTTGTTCAGCTATACAACAGCACACCCTTGTTAGCAGCATTGATTTCAAACAGTCAGTCTGCATCTGGTGGTGTATCCTCCGTAACCGTACCTGTACAGGGTGCTCAGTTTGTCAACGCTCAGTGGTCTGATTATTCTGGTTCTTTCAACCAGCCTTCAGTCCAACAGGGTGCTTACAACGCTGAATATGATCTGAAGTTAATGATCGCTCCTGTTCCTTTCCTCGGAATGGAAGGTGCAGTTCAGCAAGACGCAGCCATTATTCCTCTGATCGAAGCGCGTATGAATGACGCGACTAACGTGATGATGGATGCAATGTCTACCGCCTTGTACAACAACACAACCAATACACAACAGTTTATTGGTCTGCCCGCAGCAGTCTCCAACTCAGGTACATACGGCAACATCAGCCGTTCACAGTACACTTGGTGGCAGTCAGGTTCTTATGCCGCAGGTAACGTCAACCCCACCCGTCAGAACGTACTTCAGTACATCTCTGGCACGGTGAAGAAAGGTGCTGAAGTACCCACATTTGGTGTGTGCGGCTTTGGTACTTGGACGTTGTTGGCACAAGACTTTGTAGGCCAAGAACAGTATGTGATTACTCCTGGTAGCGGTTTTGATGGCGATGCAAATGGCCCCCAAGCAGCGTTCCGTGCGCTGATGGTTGCTGGTGTACCCATCTATGCTGACCCCTACTGCCCCGAAGGTACTCTGTATCTGTTGAACACCAATTACTTGTCTCTGTACATCCATGAGCAAGGTTCGTTTGTGTTTACTGGATTTGAGTCCACTCTACCTAACTGGCAGATTGGTTATGTAGGTGCTGTGATCATGATTGCGGAATTGGTTTCTACCAAGCCCAAGAGCATGACGGCAGTGACCGGCTATAACTACCTGTCGCTATAAGGAGATAAGTCATGTCATTAAGCACAAACAAAATCCTTTTAGCTAATGCGTCTACGAACACCGCAGGTGCATACTTCCAGGTTACATCGTTCAACGTCACTGCTAACACCACTCAAGCTAACACGGTAATTCCTGCTGGCTTGTGGTTTGTGACCAACACTGCAAACGTAACCATTTACTTTAACACCTCTAACAACGTGGCTTCCCCCACGTTTACTACCGCACTGGCAAACAATACTGCCGGTTTGGTGTTCTCAGACGGTGTGAACGTATTGGCTAACTCTGCACTGGGTAACGTGACAATTAACTTGTATGGTTCTAACGGTGGCCAGAACGTAAGCGGCACTTATAACGCCTCTTAAGGAGAAATCATGGCTAATCCAGATTCAGTCGGTCAGTTTAACC